ACTTAAACCCTTCAAACTTGTTACGATTGAACTTATTCACTGGCTTCGACTCTTCGTCTAGCCTACTACCGGATCCAGTGGTGTCAAACACTGGTCGATCCTCATCGTCCATGATATCCTCTTGAGCGGACAACTCTACGTTGTACAGTCTCATCTTGGAATAGTCTACACCGATGACGAACCGTTTATGGATAGACGGGTCGCCGTATCGGTTCTTCAACTGCTTGACCATGATCTGGTTGAGTTGACGAAGCTCGTCGCTCGTGATCAAGGCAAACATGAAGTCTGCTGTTGCAGGCAGACCGAACGATTCAGAGGTATCCTCGAGACCTACGTCAGAGTTACTGTAACCCGAACGATTAGTCTGAGTAGCCGATATGATGGGTACGTTGAACTCGACGGCCAAGCCACGGAGCTCTTCTGCGATCGCCTTGATGTAGGTGTACGAGTTCACGTTCGAACCCGGTTTGATCCGAGACGAGGCGCAGATGTTGAGGTAGTCGATGTAGATGATATCCGGAACGAAGTTCTTCTTGATCTTCAACTCGTTCAAGAGATGCCTGAAGTTTGCTGAGCCTGCGCATGCTGTTGGGTATTCCTTGACAATGAGCTTACCTTTGGCTCGCTCTTTCACTTTACCTACCAACTTGTAGTAGATGGCTTGTGGAAGTTCCTTCAAATCATCGAGAGTAACACCGAGGAGGTTGGCATCGATACGTTCAGCGATACGTTCTTCAGCCATTTCCATGGTGATGTACAGCACGTTCTGACCAGACATTAGGTTGTTAGCCGCGCAGTGACACATGAACAAAGACTTACCAACACCAGTACCGGCAAGGGCAATGTTCAGAGTCTTACGAGGCAGACCGCCTTGAGTGATCTTGTTAAAGAAGTCAAGGTCGAACCCGATGCGGACTTCCTTACGATGGTAGAATTCATAACGTTCGGCCGTATCATCAAGGAAGTCGTGACCGATGTGAGTGTCGAACGAGACACCGAGTGCATCAGTCAGGATCTGAGGGATAGCACCGACGCTGATGCTATCCTTCTTGCTGTCGTCTACGATCTGAATCGACTTCATCAAGGCATTGTAAAGCGCCTTGTCTTTACAGAACTTTTCAGTGTTGTCGATCAGCCAACCGATGTCACGATCTTCAGACTTCGATAGACCAGAGACAAGGTCCTTAGCTGCCTTGAACTGGTCGTCAGACAGACCGCTTACCTCGTTAAGATCGATCTCCACAGCAGACTTGGTAGGGAAGTTGTTGTACTTCCCTACGTAGTCACTGATGATAGAAAAGATCTTGCGTTCTACGGTATCAGTAAAGTACTCTTCCTTGAGGAACGGGATTACCTTACGCCCATAGTCCTCGTTTTCGATAAGGTTTCCAAAAATGACATGTTCAATTCTCATTCATCCTCCATCTCGTAGACGTCTTCGACTGTATCTTCTTGCATGATGTTACCGTTGGCAACACGATACTTGTCTTCGATGAACTTCACGAACTTCGGACACGATAGGATCGGATGCCAGAAGCTGAAGTTGTAGGTATCGTTCATGCGATAGGATTTATCTTCGATCTCGCCAGTTTCCATGTCTACCTTCTGGTACCAGCCGTTTTTAGGCTTGATGACATGACCGGATTCGAGAGCAAGGTCGAGGAGGCCAGACCACTTGCTGATGCCTTCTTCCCACGACACTTCGATCGGGATCTTGCTCTTTTCCTTGACGAAACGAGACTTTTCTACGTTGATGATGAAGTTATAGCCGACGATCTCGGAACCTTCCTTCTCTTGCTGACGTCCAAGGATGTAGATGTTGTCAGCTGAGTAGTAGATGCCAGTACCGCCTGAGACTACAGGCTTAGAGAACATTTCCATTGTCATGTAGGTGTGGTTGACCACAACCATCGGAATGTCCTTGAGATTAAGGTGAGGTGTCACCATGCGGAACAGAGACTTGAGCTGCTTAGCACGAGTCATGTCTGCTGCCGAATTCTGCTTGAGTGCGTCTTCGACTTCCTTCTTCGAAGCGAGGTTACCGACCGAGTCGATGATCATCATCACCCGATCACCACGATTGATGTTCTCGAGCTGAGCCATCACGTCGAACTTCAGCTGCTCGACGTCGGTGATGGGAGTATGAAGGACTCGGGACTTGTCGATGCCGAACGAGTCGAAGTATGCTTGAGGAGTACCGAATTCCGAGTCATAGAACAGGATGACAGATTCAGGATACTTGTCCATGTATGCCTTCGCCATAAGCAGGCTGAACGAAGTCTTGAAGTGCTTCGAAGGACCTGCCCAAATAGTCAGACCAGGAGTAAAGCCACCGTTGATTTGCCCTGACAGCGCGATGTTGATTGCAGGGACGGTAGTACTAATCATGTCCTTCTTTGTGAAGAACTTGGAATCTTCGAGGATATCTGTTTCTTTTACGGTCGAATTCTTACGTAGTTTGTTGAGTAGGTCTGACATAAAATCTCCTTGCAATATTGTCCAGTATAACCGATGTATGGATATTTGTAAATGTTTGTTTTAGCTAGCTAATATTTTATTGAGTTTAGTAATGAACTGATCGATCTTCTCGGCACGATTCGGCCAGTTGATGATCGGGTTCTTATCTGCATCTTTCTTGAGGTTCATTAGCAATGGAAGGATGGCATCATACATCATATGAGCCTTATCGTTGCCTTCTTGCTTCATCTCTTCTTCTGTCGTGGTAGTAAAACCAAAGTCGAAGTCTAGGTCGATATCAAATTGTGCCATTAGTTGAACCAATCTTCTAGTGTTGCTCTCTTCTCAGCTTGCCAACCCATAGTGCTGGTGATAGATTCGATCGGGCTGAGGTAGCCTTTCTCGAACTGCTGATCGTAGTCGATGTATTCTTCCATCTTGAGTTCCTTCGGCAATCCGTTCGGACAGGAGATGACGTAGTCTCTTGCCGGGTTCGGGTTCTTGAGATACACGAACTTGATCTTCTCGCCGCTGGCTATGGATTCATATTTATTAGTCAGTCGTAGCTTCTTGAGCATCTCGTTGTAAACTACAGAACCTCGAACGTGGATAGGCGTCTGGTTCTGGAACCTACCAGCAACCCAATACTTCTCGATGTCTTTGACACCGCGAGTGAATGCCACGTCTTCGAAGCCCAACGATCTGAACTTGGTCTTGAAGTCGGCTACGTACCTCTGCAGGTCAGACTCGTTGCCACTCATGATCAACTCAAGAGACTTCTTAATGGCATCACGGCATGCGGTTGGAGTGGAAGAACGAACCGCTTCGATACCCATCATCTTCAGCTTTGGCTTCTCGTACTCCACACCTTCGGAGTTCCACACGTTGAGGATGTACATCTTCTTGGCTTTCCAGATGCCCTTGTCTGCGATGTTCTCTCGCTTCATCTGCATCTTCTGATCGTAGGCATGCATGTAGGTAGCCAGCTCTTGGTACGACCGATCGATGTACGGTTCGATACGTTCCTTGCAGATCTTGTCGAGGTACTGAACCACCTTCTTCGGCTCAGGCTCGTTGTCACCGAACACGCTCTTGACGAGGTATTCCATGGTGATGTAGATCGAGTCGGTATCAGAAGCCAACACGTAGTCGAAGTTCTCTGTCTTCAGCAGCTTGTTGAGATACTCGTTGATCTTGTTCTCGATCCAACGAATGCTCAACTGACCAGAGGTGGTGATGGCTTCGGCGTTGTTCACATCGAACCAACGGAACCACTTGTTACCGAGAGCACCATAAGCCGAGTTCAGCTGGATCTTCTTGGCCATCTGCATGTTATCAAGACGTGCAATTTCCTTGACGAGCTGAGGATCCTTCGTCTTCTCGTATTCTTTCTTGCACTCGATCATCTGCTTCTTGTACTTCGTACGATCGTTGTACATGCGATCCATGATGGTCGGCAGGAAGCCACGCTTTTCCTTCGTATAGATACAAAGGTTGGCAGCGATAGTACAGTTCGTCTTATTAAGATAGTCACCAAACTGACTAGCGCTGCCAACAAGTAGGTCGTCGATCGACACCTTATCTTTCAAGCGAGTGACAAGAGTCTCGGGGGAGATGTTGTACTGCATGATAAGGTGTGGATAAAGGGAGTTAAGATCGAACGACACAACCCATTTACTCATGCCGATCTTTGGATCCTTGACGTATCCGCCAACGAATGCTCGGTCCGGCTTGTTCTTATCGTTCTGAGGAACGACGATGTTTCTATCCAACAGGTAGTTGTGAGTGATTACGTCCCACTGCTTCACTGTCGTCAAGGTATCTTCATAGTTTACCTTGGCGTCGTAAGACATGGCATAGACGAGCTCAATCAACTTCATCTTGTCTTCGAGGCGTTCAACGATCTCGACGTCTCGAATGTTGTACTCGATGTAACGCTGGAAGTTTCTGAAACGAAGGTCGTCGAGGTTCTCGTAACCTTCGTCTCGATAGTCTACCTTACCTTCACCGAGTTCTACCTGAGCGATGTAGTCTAGGCGATAGGACTCTTGCTGTGTGTAAGTGAACTTCTTGTAGAGCTGGATGTAATCAAGGACAGCGACTCCGACAGGAGTGTAGCAAGTCGACTTGCGTCCACGGATTTCAAGGTTGTACTCACGTAGGATTTTCCACGGTGAAAGTCGTTCCGCGTGATCGCCACCAAGGATCCTACGGATTCGGTTGACGAGGTAAGGGACGTCGAAGAACTCGATGTTCCAGCCCGTGATAACGTCAGGTGAATAGAGTGATCCGTTCCAGACTTCGAGAAAGGCGAGAAGGAGTGCAGCTTCGTCTGCGCACTTGTAGTATTGAACATTATCTTGATGCTCCTTGTAGTCACCGCAACCAAAGACTGTCTTCTTACCATTGCGGCCGATGGTAATAGCCGTGATTTCATTGTTAGCTAGCTCGATGTCAGGGAAACCACCTTCAATGGAGGTCTCGATGTCGATCGAGCAAACGGAAATAAGAGAGGGATCATACCTGATCTCTCCCTTGTAATTGTCATAAATGTACATGTAAGGCCAGTCGGTGAGACCGTAGATGTTCATGCCAGCCACGTTGTCGTACTTCTGAAGGAACTCGCGAGTCTCTGACATAGAGTCGAACTCCATCTTTCCGACGTACTCACCCTTCAGGTTCTTGTATTCAGTTCGTGTATTCGCTTGAACGAATAAATATGGTTTGTACTTAGTAGAAAATTTGATAGGCTTTCCGTCAGATATTCCGCGGACTAAGATGTGATTGCGATGACGCGTGACGTTAGTATAAAATTTCATGAGATCTCCAGTATCGGCTCATTATTAGTTATAACCTTACCGCGAATTAAAGTAAACAGAAAAGGTAAGAAAAATGAGTAACCCATTACAAGCTCTTCAAACAAAATGTGGTACCACTGCAGACGGTGCATGGGGGCCAGGAACATACAAGGCAGCTAAGAAGCACTTCAACTTGACTAACAACCAAGCTGCGCATTTCTTCGGTCAGTGCGCGCATGAGTCAGGAAACTTCAAAGCATTCTCAGAGAACCTCAACTACTCTGCAGACGGTCTTACCAAGACCTTTAAGAAGTACTTTCCTACAGTAGCTTCGACTGCAGGCTATGCCCGTAACCCTGAGAAGATCGCTAACAAGGTTTATGCCAGTCGCATGGGTAATGGACCAGAAAGTTCAGGTGATGGATGGAAGTTTCGTGGCCGTGGTCCAATCCAGTTGACAGGTAAAGACAACTACACCGCATTCGCTGCATACATCGGTCGTCCAGATGTTCTAACGAATCCAGACATCGTTGCCGGGGAGTTGGCATTCGAGTCTGCGCTGTGGTTCTTCAGCAAGAACGGTCTACTCGCTATCGCCGATAAGGGTGTTACTGACGCCATCATCACTCAGATTTCGAAAAGAGTGAACGGCGGTACACATGGTCTTGAAGATAGAATCGCCAAGACGAAGAAGTTTGCTACCTGGGCCTGATACGATTTACAAACATCTGCAGCGTGACTCTTAGTTTACCATCTGGATGAACTGGAGTCGTGCTGTGGCTGGTACCTGTATCGTTTATTACTGCTAAGTTTCTGTCAGGTTTAATGGCTTTGATTTCAGGACCATCTTCGTAGAGGAAGTATCCTCCGTGGTCCTTATGCCACTCTTCGTTTAGATACACAGTGATAGCGCAATCTTGCTGTTCAGTATCATCGTGCCATGGTATATAGCTGAACGTAGTCCAATAGTAGAACATCAAAGCTCTATCTGTACACGGCTCGTAACCGTATTCTCGAAGCTGTTCTGTTAAGTTTCGAAAAAGATCTGAATCGCTATAGATCATATGACACAGAACAGGATAACTATCCTTTACAATATCATATGGCCAGTTTGCATTCGAAAAGAATACGTGCTCTCCAGCAGTATAAGTCTGCATAGCAGATCTAATACAATCTTGGTATAGATGTTCGTTTAAAAAGTTTTTGACAACCTGAACCATAATCACCTTACTATAAAGGGGAGGCCGAAACCTCCCCTTCTTTTTAGATTGCTAGCAAGCTATAGAGAACCATAGCACACATAGCAGCCACACAGATGTGCGCAGCCCGAGAAACGGGCACTACATATTTTTCCATCTTACTTTGCCTTACGTTCTGCGAGATACTCTGCAGTCGAAGGTGCAGATGTTTCCTCATCTTGAATGTCGATCTTCTTTGGCTTCTTGTGCTCCGGAATAATAGCTTCGAGAGCGATCTTAAGAATGCCATTGATCAGCGATGCACCGCGGATCTCAACATTATCTGCGAGACTAAAGGTGCGGGTGAACGGGCGCATTGCAAGTCCTTGATAGAGAACTTGAGGCCATGTCCATTCGCCCTTAGAGTCTTGTTCGGCTTCTTCGCCGTTACGGACATTGCCCTTGATGATAAGTTTATCATCAATGATCTCGATCTCAAGATCTTGCTTACCGAAACCAGCAACCGCGATTTCGATAGTGTACTTGTTATCATCGATCTTTTTGAGATTGTATGGAGGATACTTTGCAGCAAGCTTTGCAGTTTCATCTGCGACTGTTGCCATCTTCTCCGCGACCTTATCGAATCCAACAAAGAAACGATCGAGGTCCTTAAACGAGTGGGTATGATTCCACATAGTTTTCTCCTTATTAAGCGAGTTGTAGTTTGTCACCCATTAGGCGTGACGGGTTTATTTATAAGATAGAGTTGGACGTCAGCTTCTTGAAACATCTTTTTTGTGACTTCCCAATTAAAGTGAGGGACATCTTCGACAGGTGCATACGAGATCACCTTCTTGATGCCCTTCTGAATGATGCTCTTCGCACATTCGTTGCACGGAAGTAGAGGACTGTAGAGAGTGCAACCTTCTACAGACAGAGGAGCGTTGTCAAGAGCGTTACGTTCGGCATGAGCCACGAACATCTGCTTGACAGCGCGATCGTTGTATCGTTCGGCCAGATCCTTCACACCTCGAGGAAAGCCATTGAAGCCGAGAGAGACGATACGGTTCTGCTTGTCTACGATGACGCAGCCGACCTTGGTACGAGGATCCTTGGACCATGTAGCTACATGATCAGCCAACTCGAGGAAACGTTCAGACCACTTACTCATTTCTTTACAGCTCCTTCGTTAGCTAGTGTAGCACCTGCCTGTTCAATACGAGCACGAAGATCTGACGAGCTATAACCGTGCTTGCGAGAACAGTAGTGGATGGGAATATCGAGACTCGAACCAGTAAAGTCGTAACGACCTACGTAATCCTCGCCGAGGAAGCGAACATCCCAGTCATAACCAGCAAGTAGATTGTAGAGATCTGCTTCAGTATCGTATGGAACTACCTGATCCACATATTCACATGACTCGACTTGAATGTAACGTTCGAACAGACCTTGGACCGGCTTGTTCTTCTCAGGACGATCGATAGTAGGATCTGACTGAAGAGCTACCACGAGGCGGTCGCAGTTCTTCTTGGCTTCATACAGCATGAGTACATGACCTGCATGGAACAGGTCAAAGCAACTCGCTACGATACCTACACGTTCAGTCATAGTCTACTCCTGCATCCTTCGAACGACCCATATAGTGGTCGTCAGAGACGCAATGCATCTGCATCGACATCTTCGTGTTGATATGTGCCCGAGCATAGTCTCCAGCAAACTTCTCGCACTGCTGCAGGTTAACTGCTTCGTAGATGTCCTTGGCCTGAAACTCGCCGTTGACGTCGAAAAGGAATACGATCAACCAATACTTCATCTTACTTTCCTTTGTGTGCTACCCACTTGTGATGAAGGCCGACTTCACGGCCATACGCTTCGATCTCCCATGGAGAATCCCAGTAGTCGTCTTCTTTACCCTTCGGATCCCACCATTCGCCGTGCCACTTTGAACCGATACCGATTCCACGGCGAGTCATGCGCATCTGCTTGCTCAGCTCGTTCTTGGCATACTGCTTGACATGGACCATCTCGTGGCCCAGAGTCTTGATCATCTCGTCGAGCTTCTGCTTGCGGAGACGGATGGTAAAGTAGCGAGGGTTCTTGCAGTCGTCTTCGCTGATGCATTCGCCCTGAACGTCAAGCTTGTCAACGATTTCAAGATCGAGCTCGATGCACTTGGCAGTACGAGCATGCAGCAACTGAGCGGCAAAAAACTCAGCAGCCTCTTCGAGGATCTTGGCGTTACGAGGACCGCAATCGAAGGTATTGATCAGCATGACAACTCCTGTTTGGTATTACCAGGATACCAAACAGAGCATATATTGTAAACCCTAAAAATCAGCGAGAGCGATAATTAGGTTTCGGATAGGAGTTATCTGCAAGATCAGGCATGTCCGGATGAACGTAGTGTAAGAACAGCTGGAACAGAGAGTCTAGTTCAAGCGGATCTCTCCAGTGCCACTTACCTCTGTAGTTAGTTCCGCCGTTGAAGATGATGGCATCGCCTTCATCAAGATCGACAGGAATAGCGTTCTGTTTATCTTCTTCTTCACTGAACCAGAGGTACGAGTTTCCTTTTCCTCTCTTGCACATGGTAATGGTAATCGAATACTGACACGCTTCTCTGTCTCGATGAACGAGCAGTTCAGAACCTTTAAAGTACTCGCGTGAGTAAGCATAAGACGGAACCATATCATCGATTCCCCATACCTTCTCGATGATGTGCTTACAGTTGAGTAGGATGGAATCGTCTAACGGATTAGAGGCCAGACAATGCATCTGTCCACGAAGGTAATCATTCGAATCATCGGCCCGAAGCCCGGGTTTATAAGACAGATCGATCCACGCCTTGTATAACTCGATGACTTCAGGCGACAGCGCGTTCTTGATCTTGACGAAGCCGTACTTCTTGAAGTGCCACCGATAGTAGGCGTATTTGAGAAGATCCCAGCATTTCATGATGTTAGTTCTTTCCATTCTTCAGGAGATATAACTTCTCTATTCGCAATGATCTCTTCGTAAGCTTCCAGCTCATGTAGCATATCTGTCTTATTGAAGTATCTATTGGGAGGAAACGGTTCTATATCTCTGTTACGAGTTTTCGTTTCAAACCTCGTTATCTTAGGTATGTATTTTCCGAGTTCCTCGAATTTAATAATCCTAAAATCTCTATTCTTAATGATCTTTAGATATGGTCTGCAATGCTCGTCGAAGATATAACGCTCTACGTTATAAGGATCATTTAAGAACGGTTTTATATCATAATAATGTTCTGTTTTTCCAGTTCTTTCATACTCTTTTATCTTTGAATCGAAAACACCATTGTACCAATTGATAGCTGCCCACATACGTTCTACGGGGTGTCTGATCACTACTATTTTAGGAGAAGGCAGCGATAGCCAATCTCCAAATGTAGGATATCCAGGCCGTTGCATACCAAAATAATAAGTCATAGCAACGTGCCCGCATTTATTGGCACATAAAACGTTTAGTTTTCCGTTATCGTGTACAAGCACTATTTTGTTACCGATGCACTACACTTCGTACAGATATTGTTGTAGGCTCGATCGATGGTCTCTACGTGTCTATCACTCAGCCACATCTCAGACAGCTCTTGCTCTAATACGTTGCCAAAGACGTAGTCGAAGTTGTAGTCGTTGCAGCAGAGGATAGCATCTCCGTTGGAATTGATGCTGAGCCAGTCGTAGATCCGATCGCCCCAGTTTTGACAACCGATTACCTTACGACCCCTCATTCGATCTTCCATGTACTTGGCTTCGCTGATGTAGTCAGCTATCAGACCAGTACGATCGATGAGGTCTGACTTTTCCATCTCAAAGTTAGGGAACATCTTGGTAGCGAGATCGACCTGAGTCTGATGCTCTCCTGAAACTAGGTCGAGGTTGATATCCAGATCATCGAACTTCGGACCCTTCTGCAGAGAACCTGTCTTAAACGATACTTCATTGACTCCGTTGATGATGAACTTTACTCTGCCTTGGAGCTTACGAGTCACAGCATGGCTATGTAGGTATTCGATGTTCTTCATCAGATCGTCGAAGCGTTTAGCAGGGAATCCCGATCTCTTCGACCATAGCTCTGCATTCTCGACTACAGGAACGTTTAGACCGATCTCTTCGATGACTGAAGGGACATACTTGTTGATGATGTCTACCTTGTCAGGAGTTAGGTTCACACCGTTGGAGAGAATGAACGTCTTGAGTCCATAGTGTTTAGCGAGCTCGAGAAGCTTCTCAAAGTCTTTGTAGAGCAGAACTTCGCTGTAATGGGTAGTCAGGAACAGATTAAACTGAGGGTGTACTACACCGTTCGGAGTCTGTCTTTCGATGATAAGCTTTCGAAAGATCTTCTCGACATCCTCAATAGGCATCTGCTTCATGCCAGATTCTGGTTGAGGAATGTAGCGGACAGGACAATACCAGCATTTGGCATTACAGAACCCAAAAAGGTCGATAGCCAAACGCTGGATCTGATACGCTTTTAATCTAGAACGAATGAAATTAGACACAATTCACCTCACAAAAATAGTATGCGAGGTATTTATATGCCTAAGAAAAGTTGATCGAATACCTTCTTCCAGTATTCCTTAAACTTAGGGTTCTGTGCACGGTTTGATGCATCGAGTGCATTCCTCATACGCCGTGCAGTGTTCTTATCAAAGTTCATTTATGCCTCCAACATTTCAATACGAAGAGCTTGCATGTAGTAGTCAGGAGCACGAAGCTCGGTGTTCTGACTATTGATCTTATGCATATAGGCTTCTGCCTCTGCTCGAGTGTCGAAGTCGACATCCCAATAGTCTTGACCCCAACCACGTTCCGATTCCATCATCTTCACGCGATACTTAACGTTTACAACAGCCATAATATATCTCCTTAGATTGCAGTGAAGCCCCACGAAGCGACGCGATGACGGCTACCATCTTCGAGTTCGAGGATGTCACCGACCGACATCGAAGAGCAGTTACGGTCAGTAAAGGTCTCGACCATGTTAACATCTTCCCAGAGATTCATCTCGCGGAAAGCAACTTCCATGTCGTCGGTGTAGACGTTGGCAACGTGAGTGTAGTGTTCGAAGTTCTCAGCCTTAAAGGTGGTATCGAACATGCGATCAAAGTAAGCCTTAGCCTTCGGGAACGACTCATCGCGGTTGATGGCATCGATTTCGGCGTCGGTCAGCTGGATTTGGTAAACCTTGATCATCTTCGTTTCCTTCTTGATTATAGGTTTACCTTAATTTGTTTTCGATATTATGTACACAAAAAAACGCACTCAGAACGAGTCCAAGTGCGTTTTTATTTTGATTTAAACCAATGGCTTAGAAGCGCAGGCCGACTCCAACGAGTCCGCCATGCTTACCGAGACCGCCTTCAAAGTCGGTATAACGGTATTCTACCTTGCCGTAAACTGGACCAGCCAGGTTTACTTCAAGACCACCACCGAGACGAAGTCCTTCGGTGTCTACGTTCCGAACCTGGCGCCAGTTAGCATAGCCAACCTTACCAAAAGCCAGTACGTTGTCATTGATTACATAACCAACTCGTGCACCAACACCGAGATCACGACGATCGAAAGCATTGTCAAGAGTTGCTTCAGCACCTACAACGACCTTACCAAACTGAAGATCGTAGCCAAGACCGGCTCCGTAAGTTACTTCAGTAGGATCCACTCCATTGGTAACATCGTCAGCACCCGCCGTAACTTCCAGTCGAGGACCAGAAAAATCACCAGCGAAAGCAGGAGTTGCGACAAGAGTAGCAGCTGCAGCTGCGATTGCAAAAGACTTCATAATTAGTACCTTTTGTTGTTGATCGACAGTTGATAGGCTCAACCGCCAAAGCCATGCGTGAGTTAAAATTCACTCACAAACTCTTCAGATCCGTGTGTATGCCACTGGCCGTTCACTTGGATCCTCATAGACAATCCGTTACGAGCACCGAACTCGTACAGCCATGATAACACTCGAGTTTCGATAGGTTTATCCATCTCTCTGACTTCGAGGTATCTACCAGTAGGAGTGTTTCTCCAGTCGCAGATGACTCCTGCAAGATCTGGTCGAAACCATTCCGGAAACTCTGACCTATCGTCGTTTAGCCATGCACACCTATAAGACTTGCACGAGTCAGGTCTAAAGTCATAGATGGTGCATTTGTTTGAAAAGAAGTGACAGGGCCGACCAGGATACATGTCATGCCCACGAATGTTAGACGAATGCCAACCTTGGCAACACGCAGTACACTCATCACAATACCGTGTAGTTACGGTAGTAGACATTCTAGTCGTCATGGACGATCGTTCTTAGGGTATCTATAATGGTAGACATCATCTATGTTTTCCCAGATGATATCACTTAGATCGAGCGAATCGACTTCTTTGTAGAGACGGTAGCCGAGGTAGGCGAAGGCACCTACCACGACTGCACCGACTGCTGCTGAGATTAGTTGTTTTCTCTGAGCCATGCTAGGATATTCTCCGGAGAGGTTTCGCCGTAAGGATCGGTCTCTGCGTTGTCTTCGAATCCAGGTTCGATGAACCACTTCTCGATCTTACCGTTGTTGACGATGCATGCATAGCGCCAAGAACGTTCGCCGAAGCCAAGGTTATCCTTTGATACGGCCATCTGCATATCACGAGTAAACTTACCTGATCCGTCAGGGATCATCTTTACCTTCTTGATCTTCTGCTGCTTAGCCCAGCAGTTCATCACGAAAGCATCGTTGACGGAAACACACAGGATATCATCGATACCGAGTTCCTTGAATACCTTGTAGTTTTCTTCAAAGCCAGGAAGCTGGTAGGTCGAGCAGGTTGGAGTAAAGGCGCCAGGTAGTGAGAAGAGCACTACTCGCTTCTTTGCAAAGTAGTCGAACGATGTCTTGTCTTCCCAGCGATAAGGATTAGGTCCTTCAATCGACTCATCTCTGACGCGGGTTTTAAATAGGATGTTAGGGATAACTTCCGGTAGTTCTTGGATCTTACCGTCTTCCCACTTATGCCAATAACGCTTGACTGCGATAGTTTGTGCCATGATATACCTCGTATGATGGTGCGGACAGAGAGAATCGAACTCTCGACTGCTGGGTGGAAGCCAGCCACGTTACCTCTACGCCATGCCCGCGTAATACTATATATGCGAAGTGGGAGGATTTGGCTATACCTCCAAGACCCAGCCAATTACCTATCGTAATCTCGGTCTACGACTCGTTCGCCGGTTGAGCGGGAGGACCACTCCCCGAGCCTGCCTTACCCCCACTGGCGAGGGTGTTATTCAGCCACACTTCTTACGTCACCCGTCGGCAACGATATCTAAAACTAGGCCCGGGATTGTTATACACCATACGGGCGGCGGTGTTTGCTCTGTAGGATCCTCCCCTACGTACCGGCCTCGGAGCCGGATCTTAGTCTAAATGCACGGATCACCGTGTCCCAGATCAAGAGCAAAATGGCCGGCAGTTTGACAACGTACCGAGGTTGAGTGGACTAACGGAGACCAGCATTACCTGTAAAGATATCCCGCCACTTAAACTCTAGCATAACTTGGGCTTCTTACCCCATCATCTACCGAGCGCCTGCTAGTTCTCGGGCTTAGTTACTCACCTTGCTTTGTATGCATCCGCTGCAAGGGTATAAATTGGCTCCTTGAGTAGGACTCGAACCTACAGCCGCCCGGTTAACAGCCGAGTGCTCTACCATTGAGCTATCAAGGAATGAAACTCATTATTTTCTGAATCTACACTATATATCAAATATTGTAAACAGTAAAGTCGCAGTTTTTTACAGAAACCGCCGACCCAAAAACTGGAACCTGTCTTATACTCGAGCAGCTCGAATGCGCGCTACCTATCGTCCGGTATCTCCGACATTTCGGTCTTGTTACTCGTTGATCCAAGCCTCGATGTCAGGCATCTCTAACTTGTACGAGTGATACTTCTTGACCATCGAAAGGACTCGAGGAAGGATATAGACCTTCAGCTTAGCATAGTCCTTGACCTTATGTTCGACAGTCTTGTATGGAACACCTGCAACGAATGCTCGAGCGAGGAACGTAGATCTGTTCTCGTTACGGACATCCCACTTGCGGTGATTGGTGATGGAGTTGAGTTTCCATTCAAGCTTATGATTAGGAGACTGTGCCTTAGCATGCCAACGGATCTGGCTCTTCAGCTTTGCTTCTTCGTGCTTGATAACCTTGGCTTCTAGGCCGAGGTGCTTTGATTTGATTTTAAGTTCGATAGACATAATTTATTCCTTAATTAACATTGAGTTTGCGTTTAACAGTACTAATGTTAATTACGGTGGATCACGAGATTTGGCGACCTAGCCGCCTACACCTTCATTCTTCATAGGACTTCTCCTTCAATTGGTGACTCTAGAGGGAGTCGAACCCTCATCAAACAGTTTAGAATTGCCTGCACTGACCATTGTGCTATAGAGTCATATCTTATATATCTGGTGCCCTCGGTAGGATTCGAGCCTACAACCTCTCGCTTCGTAGGCGAGTGCTCTCTCCAGTTGAGCTACGAGGGCGAATATGGTACCGGATGACGGGATTGAACCGCCGACCCTCTCGGTGTAAACGAGACGCTCTACCGCTGAGCTAATCCGGCATTAAACTTGGCTGACCCGTGGGACTCGAACCCACCTTAGTGCTTTTTAATTCCTTTAAGAGTTTCGAACCTCTCTACAGAATCCCGCGCGGAACACATTCTCACCCGACTTAGGGCCAATAAACTTGGTACGGGTAGAGGGACTTGAACCCCCACGCCGAAGCGCTAGTACCTAAAACTAGTGTGTCTGCCAATTCCACCATACCCGCATGGTGCCTTCGGAGGGAGTCGAACCCCCGACACGTGGATCTTCAATCCACTGCTCTACCAACTGAGCTACAAAGGCAAATATCGTTAGAAGAACACTGACGGTAATTCGAGCAACATCACCATGGTCCGGGCTTTACGGCTCCGATCAATGCTCATCTAACGATACTTATGAAGCCTGAGATTACAGCTTCTGATGAGTGCCTTTGGACCGTACCGACTCCCTTGCGAGGAGTGTTAATCCGTTATCCACTCGAGTCCTCACGGATCATCGAGTATCACTCAGTGCTGCCTTTTTTAACGAGTGGCGTTTCTCGTGTCACATCATGCTATTCGACCATCAATCTTCCGCCAGCCTTGCGAGCTGTTCGAAGGCGCTAACCTCCTACGTCTTCAATCCAATCAATCACTTCCGCCTTGCGAGCTTCCATGAACCACATTGCTTTCGCTGTGGTATTAAGCACCTTTCACATGATGCCGGGACAGTCTTTGCGTTTTTCTTTGGGTTGCAAAGTTGGAATCGAACCAACTACCTAAAGTTTCATACACTCTTGCTCTACCAGATGAGCTATTTGCAAAGTAACCTACCAAGACGTGCTGTCCCTGTCGCTTCACATCCTTTTGAGATGCAAAATACAACACGCCTAATGTCTTTCGGCTTGCGGCCTAATCAACCATGCTTCGCGGATCCGGTTATCCCTTCTTCGCTTGCATTGCTACATTGCCTTTCCTTGCGAGGTCAGACTCTGTAACTACCCATTAGTATGCAGCATTCGTTGACTTGGTGTGTTGCAGCTCGGCCACCACAGCCTCTTGGAACTCACCGACTGGCTCTGTTCCTATCCTTTCGGACTACAACTTCAACTTACTGCCTTACGCCATCCTACTGACGCTGAGTTGCTTTCGACCGAGATCGAGTCAACTCTAACTTGGGCTTGTATAGATGGACTCTTGCGAGCGCAGCTGCGTAGGCTTTACTGCTTTGGGATCCGTTACCGGATCTTACCCTAATGACGCTATACCGCCATTTGTTATTTTCTTACTCTATCAAAGAACTTAGATAATGTACACCCTTAAAACGCACATTACCTAAAATAAATGGTGGAGAATATCGGACTCGAACCGATCACCTCCTGCTTGCAAAGCAGGCGCTCTCCCAGATGAGCTAATCCCCCACTAACTGGTGCCGCAGGATGGAATCGAACCACCGACAAGTGGCTTATGAGACCACCGCTCTACCGCTGAGCTACCGCGACATATTCTGGTGCCGGCTAGAGGAATCGAACCCCTGACATCCTGAGTACAAAACAGGTGCTCTACCAACTGAGCTAAACCGGCGAAACTGGTCGGGAAGACAGGGATCGAACCTGCGACCTCGCGGTCCCAAACCGCGCGCTCTACCACCTGAGCTACTTCCCGTTACAATTGCTATCTATATATACATTCTGAATTAATGTACACAAAATAATTTTGGATGCCCCTTCAGGGATCGAACCTGAACTCTTCGGAATCAAAATCCGACGTGTTGCCTATTACACCAAGGGGCATTAAACTTATTGCAATGTTGGGAATCGAACCCATACCTGGCATTTTGATTGCCTACTCCACCTTTCGGCGTCTCGGACTTCCTGTGCTGCCATTACACCACATTGCAAACTTGGTGGGCCAGTGAGGTATCGATCCTCCCCCGCGAACGGATCAGATTTACAGTCTGACTGCCGGAGCCACCGGCTTTACCGACCCGAAACTGGTGGATCCCGTGGGGTTCGAACCCACGACCTACAGGTTAAAAGCCCGTTGCTCTACCTACTGAGCTAGAGATCCGAAATGGTAGACCATGTAGGATTCGAACCTACGACCTAAGGATTAAGAGTCCCGCGCTCTACCAACTGAGCTAATGGTCCATGCGATTACCAATCAGTGGTAATCTGAATTCCTTTTTCGCGATAGAACTGCTTCCAAAAGAAGCTTTCATCCATCATAGCGTGACCGCTGTGGTTCGTGTACTCTACCTTCCGAAGGATCCGATTCGTCTCGGCGTTGCGGATAATCAGAGTATAGGTAACGAACATTTTGTTTTCCTTTCTTGTTATATTCCTAATATACAACAAAAAGGGATTAATGTACACCCTTAAAATGGTAGGGGCAGTGAGATTCGAACTCACACTGGAGGCATTTTAAGTGCCCTGTCTCTGCCTTTGGACTATGCCCCCATGGGGTGAATGAGGAATTTCGAAATCCCGACCTGCCGGACCACAACCGGCCGCTCTGCCTCTGAGCTACATCCACCATGGCGGAACGTCTGGGAGTCGAACCCAGTCAACCCATAAGGTTGTACACCTTAGCAGGGTGCTGCATTACCGTCCTGCCCACGTTCCTTGAAACTGGTGACCCCACCGGGTGTCGATCCCGGTTCTCAGCTGTGAAAGAGCTGGATTCTAGCCAACGTAAACTATGGGGCCAATGGAGCGGAGAACGGGGATCGAACCCGCGACCTTCTGCATGGCAAGCAGAAGCTCTACCTCTGAGCTACCTCCGCAAAATATGGAGGAAGCGGTGGGATTCGAACCCACGGTACCCGTGAAGGTACACTGGTTTTCAAGACCAGGGCCATAAACCACTCGGCCACGCTTCCTAATTTGGTGCGGATAACAGGGATCGAACCTGTGACCTAACGATTATCGGTCGTTTGCTCTACCAGCTGAGCTATACCCGCACGTGTGTGTTTCCAACGATGAGAAAGAACAAATTGGCGAGGGTGCCAGGATTCGAACCCGGATCGCAAGGTTTTGGAGACCTGCATGTTACCGTTACAACACACCGACGTAATTTGGCGATCTAGAAGGGACTCGAACCCTCGACCTCTCGCGTGACAGGCGAGTGCTCTAACCGGCTGAGCTACTAGACCATGGAACCTTTATTTATACCCTTCTACACGATCCACGAATAATTGTACACCTATTTTTTTCAGTTTAAGTGACGAACTGCGTGGTCTGCAGCATGAGTAGCAGCGAACGAAGAAGGCTTGATCTTGGCATCAAGACCCAGAGATCCCTTTACCCAGCCCAGTGCTTCCTTGACGGCAACACTCGACTTGTGCTTCGGGTTCGGGTTGATGTCAAGGTGGATCTCCATATGGCGATCACCAAGAACCTCGATCACTTCTGTAGCAGTAGCAACAGCCATCTGAACTTCAGTCAGAAGACGCTGCTTTAGGTTACCGTAGTCAGGCATATCGACTGACTCATGGAACAGTTTACAGCCACGCTTCGAGTCCATGTGGACGATCACGACTGTGCTGTACTTTGCATACCACTGCTTGTTCTTCTTGAAACGAATCGAGTCGCAGCCGATGTAGACTGACGATTCCTTGCTCGAATCAAGGATTGCTTGCTTTGCTTCTTCAATCATTGTACTTACTCTAAAAAATGGAGGGCCGGGCGGGATTCGAACCCGCGGCTTTCAGGTTTTGCAGACCTGTGCAATGGACCACTCTGCCACCGACCCTTGGTACTCCCGGAGGGACTCGAACCCCCAACCTAACCGTTATGAGCGGTCAGCTCTAACCATTGAGCTACGAGAGTATGGCGCGCCGTGTAGGACTCGAACCTACTACCTCAAGATTAGAAGTCTCGCGCTCTATCCAGATGAGCTAACGGCGCATTTAATTGTTAAGCTATTCGGTTGATCCTATGGAGGAGACTCGCTACCTTGGCCAACTCTTCGGAGACGTTTCGCTCGCTGTCTTCCATCTTGACCAGATGTTCCTTATAGAAGAACAACGCGTTCTTAAGAAGAGGCATGTCTGCCGGTGCAAACGTACCGCCTTTTGCTTCCTTAATCATTACTTCGACTCCATTAGCCAGTTATTGGCAGTATCCATCCAATCGAGAGCTTCGAGAGGCAGAGACTCACCACGACGCTGAGCATTCAGCAACTCGCAGAAGGTTACTTCAACTGCCTTCGGATTTTCCATCGTCGGAAATTCAAAAAGTTCAACGTTCATGTTCACCTCCACAGTATACTATATATCTTACTTGTTGAAAATCATCGCTACAATAAACACAACGACGAAAATAGTCAGAGCGATTGTCAACGGCATCCAGAAGGGAGCCAGCACCCACAGCCACGACCAAGTGATATGACCGGTCAGCTTCAGAGTAATGAAGATAAGGCCAAGGATACCAAAGATCGGAAAGTTGATCGAGACGTTCTTAGATTCGGACATGATTAAGCTCCAGTGTAGTCGTAGACGGTGAAAGAAGTGGCGTCAGCAAGCAGACAGTAAGACTGAGCTTGATAACGGTTACGAGGATAAGTAGTACCATCAAGACGAGGCATCGCACGTCCGACAGATTGTGCACGAGGACCACGATAGCGAAGACGAGGCTTGATACCAGCGGCGGCATAAGCTGCGAGCACTTCGTCACGCAGTTCGATCGGAACGTGATAGGCACGAACTGGATGGTACGGCATGTTAGTTCCATGAGCGGGCACAGGGTAGGTCGATTCGATCTGAGCAACGGTAAGAGTCATAATATATTTCCTTTCAATTGATAATATCATCTTACTGCAACTAGGGATTATTGTACACCCCTTATTTTCGAATTTAGCAGATCTTTTGCTCTTTTTTTCACCCACTCATCGAACGGTAGGAATGCACCAGAGGCACCAGTCCAGTCAGCAAAGGCCGCATCGTAAAACCCGATATCTTTCCGCTGCTTCTGTAGCTCGACCAACTCATCAGCCCATTCTTGCCACTTATGGTCGTCGATGACGTTCTCGTCCATCTCGTAGTACAGATAGGAGTGCACGAGCATCTGAGTACGGCGCTGCCGAATCTTCTCAGACAGCGTCTGCACTGCATTCACCATCGGATCCTCGATAGGTGCAAAGAAATCCTCGAGACTAGCCATCGACGTATACGTGCCAGACGAGACCACTTTCCATGATCTCAGATCCAACATGAGTTGCATATGCATTCGGAATGCTGTATCCAGTTCCGTATACATTGAAGATAACGTTTCGTGCAGGCCTTAAATTATCCTGTTCGATCCACATGGTCAGAAAGCCAGCTTGCTGTTCACCTACCTTCAGAACCCTGTATCCTTCCGGCAGATAGATCGAGTTGTAGCCGAGCATCAGTTCATACTTATAGATAACACGATTCATACTTATTACTCCGAGAGCCACTTGGCGATGGAACCATACTTGAGATCGAACTTGTACTCGAGGCACTCAAGCCCATAGAAATTGAATTCATCTTCACTGATGCCTTCGGCATCTGCAATGATACGAACTGCTCGCTCTCGATCACATCCCTGAACCATCTGCTGAATGCCATCAACACGGCACACGAAGTCTTCGAAGTTACGAGCTTGATTGATACGATCTATCTCGATCTGCTCGTCGAGCTTCTTCGAGAGAAACTTGAAGTCCTCGTCGAACTCTTCGACAGAGACAAACTGCGCGTAGCGAGGACGGCAACCGTACACGTCCTTGTACAGGTCCGAGTAGATGTCGCCATCATGGCTGTTGGTCAGGGCGTTGATGTCCGAGAGAGTAAGCATATTTGTTTCCTTCATCATCATAGGTCCACCTTACCCAAGTTTCGATAAATTGTACATGCCAAAATACGCCCGGAAATTAATCCGAGCGTATTTTTTTAAAAAAACTTTGGAGTTTAGATGGAGATGTTGAAAGCCGCTAGCTTGGCTACAACTTCATCGATCGTATCGAGAATGGTATCAGGTCCACGATCATCGACTGTGCGGATCATGACTTTACCGCGGTGTTCAACTACACCAATAAGATGAGCAACGTTGACGAGGTACTTGCCACCTGACTCATTGATGAATTCCACGAATCTTACAGGTTCACTCATTTCTTTCTTCCTATATTGTACTTAGTCACGAGATTCCACTCGTTCTTTTCCTTGAACGGTAGGATCTTAATCTGATTCAAAGGAGTCTGAGGATCGTCGATCTTCTCTGGATCTACGACAGCGATCAGTCCCCAATCTGAAAGAAGTTTGGTTATGGTATTCCTACGACCTTTATCTTCGGTCGAGAAGTCTGAAGGTTTTCCGTCCAAAGCGAACAGCTCTTTGAAGTGAACGATGTAGTACTTGCCTTGCTTATGCAAGATATGACACGACTGATAGAGAGTCTTATCTTTACGAGATGCAACACCGATACGTGTAAGAGTTTCGCGGACCTTTAGGAAATCGTCTTCTTCGCCCAGTCTAACTTCAATTAAACTTTCTAAAACACTCATGTTTCACCCTTCTGAATCTTTTTCTTTATTATGTTTATTTGTTCAGAGGAGAGGATATCCATGGCAGCTTTAGCAGTACGTAGACTGTAGCCGTAGTACTCAGCAACCGCTTCTAGATCTCCATCCTTTTCTTTCTTCACCCACTTTGCAAAGCGTTTACTGGGCCGAATAATATTTATCAAAAAGGAATATTGAAGTTTGTTATCCAGATGGTGGTTACAGTTCATCATGTTCGCTGCATGGATAGTGTCAGCGAAGTACGATAGCGATCGATTGGTCAACCAAGGGCTGTAAGACTTTTCGGCAAGAGCATCATTCTCCGTACCTTTCATCAGGTTCTTCTTGGTCGTGTTGATCGAGTTCACGAAGTCGAAGGGTTTCATCTTTACGACCTTTCATAATAACATCCGCCGACTTATCAAAGAAGTCGGCACACTTTTCACATATTTCTAACGAGTGAGGCCCGTCTGCAGTTTCTAGGCGAAGCTCATGAAACCTTGCCTTACGAGGATACTTATCTCTGCAGACGGGACATCTCTTCTTCCAGATCATAGGAATTCACAGTCGGCCATGATCTCGGTCAGACACGCCATGAGGTTGATCTCAGGATCTGCAGCGAATGCATTCTGATACTGGTACTTCGAGAGGTGCAGGACCAACTGAGGTACACTGCCTTTACCGATGTAGTCTTCAGCTTTATCGAAGAAGGCACGGAAGAACTCAGTAGGCTCGATGTCAGACTCGGCAACCCACTTACGACATGCAGTGAAGTTGCGATCCTTCATGTAACCGATCAGCTTAGCAAGAGCAGCATCCGAGAAGTTCCTAAGAATCCCAGTGTCAATGCTGCCAGTAGCACTATACCTCTGAAGCTCGTTGATAACACGTCGCCAATCAGGAAAGTGCGACTTGATAACTTCGGCAACGACAGCCTTTTCATAAGAAACTGATTCAGCTTCGAGGATGCCACATACCCTCTGAAGAAACTGCTTCGCGAGAGCGGGAAGTTCTGATTTAGGAATCTTAAACTTGACAACCGAACATCGAGAATGTAGTGGCTCAATAATCCGATCGACAAAATTACAAGTAAGAATGAATCCACAATTTGCACTGAATTCCTCCATGAAGTTACGCAGAGCTGGCTGAGTGGACTGTGGGTTCAGATAGTCGGCCTCATCGAGGATAACCATCTTTCTTCCACCCATCAGGGACACAGAGCTGGCAAACTGAGAGATATCGTTACGCAGAGTATCGATGTTACCGTTCATCGACCCGTTGATGACGATGTAGTCACACCCGAGTTGCTCACACATGGCTTTGGCCACAGTCGTCTTACCGACACCTGCGGTTCCAGAGAGGATGAGATTGGGGATGTTCTTCTGATCGACGAACTGCTGAAAAACCTTCTTCAGTTCTTCAGGAAGGATGGTCTCATCGATAGTCTTCGGGCGATACTTCTCTACCCACAAAAAGTCTTCAAGCATAATATATCTCCACCATCAAAAACCGGAGCATCGACGGGGTGCAGGCCCTCCGCTCCTTTGCTTTCCTGCACTGACTTCATGTATTTATGCCTCGTAGCTAGAATTCTGCTCGACAGCAATCCAGTATTCTACGTTAGCACCCTTCCAATGGCTGAGACCCTTCGACGAGATGGAAACGTCGTAAGAACCTGGGATCAGCTTGATGCAGTCCGAACGGAATACCATACGGAAGCGAGCTTCAGTCTCACCAACCTCTACGCTGAACGAGTCGTTGCTGGTGCCACGAGTGTCGACTGCCTGCAGCAGGATCTTGCCGTTCTTACCGACGATGGCAATTTCAGGTAGCTGAGAAACGCTGAGAGCCTTCATGACTCGGTTCAGTGCTTCTTCAGTGATGAGGCAGTTGACTTCAGGGTTAGGGAGTTCGATCTCGCGATCGGGTGGAACGATGATCAGTGAAGGATCGGTAACAGCGTACTGAAACTTGTTCGACCCTTCACTGATCTCCACGTACGAGTCCTTGACTTCAACTTCAGGCTCGTTAAACAAAGAAAGAGTACCGATGAAACGGGAAAGGTCGTATACTGCAAATCCCTTCTCGAACTCTTGATCAATCTTTGCACGTGCAAGAACAGACTTGGTACTGGAAATAGTACGGATCTGATTACCCGGCTTGAACATGATGTTCTTGTTAATAGCCGAGAAATTCTTGAGCACTTGCATCGTAACATTATCAAACTTCATAATAAAATCTCCATGGTTTCGGAATATTCATCTTATCAACGGTAGTATTAATTGTACACCTTTATTTGCCCTTTTTCAGCGCACTCGGATCTGCAGTTGCAGCAGCACCTACTCGAGCGAGGTCAGGCAGAGAACCACCGAACACGTAAGAACCAACGTGCTTCAGTTCCATCCACGGGCAGAACCAAACATGCATGCCAGCATTACGAACCCACTGACAGAACATGTAGTCTTCAGAGAGGTAACGCTTCGAGTAGTCCTTCAGCAGACCGCCGTTCGGATCCTGTACGAATGTCAAGATCTGATCAGGAGTGGCTTCAGGGTTCTTATCAAGAAATTCCTTGAGTTCAGCATTGATGTTCGTACGCTTGTGGTCGATCGGCGTATCGAAGAATGCCATGATCTCACGACTACCATCGAAGTGTTCTGTACGAACGTGGTCAGGCTTGTAGTACTGCTGAGGATAGGCTTCGATGAACTTCTCGAAGGTATTACGACGGATCATCATGAATCCGGTACCGGCTTCGAGTACTTCTACCGGTTCACCGAGCGGGATCTCACGAGTATCGCCGGTCGGGTTGAAGACGTAGTCGCCTACGAACTTTTCCAGCTCGTTTGGATTCTCATCAGCCATACCCTTATCGACAGCAAGCTTGATCTTTTCCCAGCTGATGCACTTCTTCGGATAAGGACCAGCGATGATGTCGTAGCTGTCTACTGATGGATCTGGATTCTGAAGAGCAAGCAGAGCGATCACATCGTTAGGATTGAAACCGATGTCTGAGTCGATGAACATCAGGTGCGTATCACCTGAACGCATGAACTCGTCAGCGCAGTAGTTACGTGCTCGAGTAATCAGGGACTCGTTGAACAGAAAGTAGAATCGAACCTGAATACCGTAGTGTGTGCAGAGAGCCGAAAGGTCGGCGATAGATCGAGTAAACATGCCTGCGCATTGCCCGCCGTACATAGGTGCGGCGACGAAGAGCTTGCGCTTCCTTAGCTCTTCGATTGGAACATTAATTTCAATACCCATAATTAATCCTTATGATCTAGGTCGTGTACGTGGAGTGCGATGATTGCATAGTGGATGACCTTCATGAGGTCCTTGCGCCAGTCAGAAGGAGTACCTTTATGACCGTATCGCTGCGCATACTTGAGGATATTCCCAACTGTGAAACCTACACCATGACCACCGTCGATGATGAACTCTGTGGCCTGATACTGGTTTTGGGAATAGTGTTCGCCGTAAGTGGCGTTGATGTAGGCAGTAATCTCTTCAAGGAGTTTGCCTTCATTGTATTTATAATCGATTGCCTGAGACTTTACATTTTTTAGTACAGTAGAGAGAGGAGGTCCTACTACTCGCTGTGTAGCCATCGTTTCTTGTTCTTTCATTTCATCAATCCTATCATAATATTTGTATGCGCTCATGCGAAGAAATCCTCTAGTGTTGCTGGCTTTTGTTCAGGTAATCCACTCCATTTCCTACCTTGCCAGTGAGGGTAGGAGTTACGCGAAAGGTGTACTGACTTTGGCTTTTCCATGCATTCGAAGTCAAGCTCTCCCTTGTCATTGAAAAGATGGCTAGTCCACTCGATGAAGTTAACTCTACTGTTAGCACATAGCTTTTGCATCTCGTCTTTGAAAATGAGTCGACACTCGTTACGCTGAGCCCATGAACCATAGAACGGAGTACCCTTATAGTAACCAGTCTTTGGAAGAACACGAGACTCGTTCTCGATAGGTAGCAACTCGTATGCAGATACCTGTTCTACATCAAGCTCGCATAATTGTACATGGTATCGATTTGCCAGCTCGCGAGTGGCTTTTTCTGGATCTGGTTGGCGACAGAGATGGTGACGAACATCGATGTTCCCGAAGTAGAACTCTACTATCTTATGATGAGGCTCGATGAACGTGCTGAGACCTTCTTTGAGAGCTCCATGTAGAGTCTTAAAGGGAACAGAGTTGACGAACCAACCTGGACGATACATGCAGATGGCATGACTATCGCCTGCAACTGCACGATTCACCGCTTCGATCTCACGAACTGTGATAGCTGTATCTTCAAGGATCTTGAGGTTTTCCCAATCTACGAGATGCCAGTCAGGATGGATATCACCATCGAGACGAGGCTTCAGCATCTCGCTGTACTTCGGGTGATCGATCCATAGAGAATAGACTGGAGCCTTCAACTTCGAGTAGCGGATCAGGTTACCAATGTTGGCATAGTTCTTCATGCCGCCGAAGAGGTTCAGAGAACCGAACCAGTCGTTTCCATGATACACATACACCTTATCAAAAGATGCGGGATCTGGATGGATGTCACCTGTACGGTCGAGATGAACCTTGCCATACTCGACACTCAACTGCTCTGCATAGATTGCGCCTTGAGCTGCACGATGCGAGTGAATGTTCGAGGAGACAGGAGTAAAAGGAGAAGTTACCAAAATGCTCATAGATTTTTATCCCAATCACGATAAGAGTCTACACGATCGTAGATGGTAGGATCCTGCAGGACAGGTTCTTTACCTACATTCCAAAAGAGGATATTGCGGCCAGTATTCTTGGGAATGTACTTCCAAACTTTGCCGTCGTATGTATCTATACAAGGAAACGGTGGCATGTTCTCAGGTTTTTCAGCAGAAGTGAATGCTAGCGGTTCAGAGATGACTTCTTCGACTCGACCTGCTTCACCAGCCTTCAGGTTACGAGCAACAGCCACGCTATGGAATTTGGCATTCGGCCATGCGATCTGAAGAGCTCGACTCAGAACACCGGTCGAAGCAGCTACGTACACTTCTTCAGGCTCTTCAATCATGGATGCTGCGTGCACGATACCGGCGGTGGCGAACTCGTGCTTCAGACCGAGAGGAACGAAGAAGGCATCGTTCTCTTCTGCATACTGCTTTGCTGCTGCGTTCAGGTTTGGCATGGCAGCGATACGCTTGAAGATCACGTCTGCACCTTGTTCTATGCAGCAGG